TCTACGTTAACGACACTGCCGCTAACGATGACCTCTGCCAATCTGTCATGAAATCTTACATTGAACAGTTGCAACGTGAGGCACAGCGAGCGAAGGCAATTCGTGAGGGGCGTATCCCTGCCCCTGATGTTTCCTGGGGTTCGTTTAACATTAGTGATCGCCACTAATTAACACTAACCACAGCACACTTTTTCTCACTATCTGATGCCTACTCTCACCCGCTACGATCTCACACAGCAGCACAATCTCTATAATGAGACTATCGCCCCGCTGCATGAACAATACCGCAACAGTGACAACGCAGGCGGTGCAATGAGGGCGTCTGTGGGTAAACTATACGAAACGATTGCACAGGGTATTGTTTACACTGTAGACCCCACAATCGTGTGTAAGCATAATGATTATATTCTCATTGAATCCAAGGGTGGAAAATACTTTAAGCGTACACAGGTTGATATTCACTGCTACAAAGATGGTGAGTTGCTGTGTATCATTGAGGGCAAAACTTACGTCGATTCTTCTATGTTAGATCGTGCATGTAGTGAATTCGATAAGATCCGACGTGCATACCCTGATGTACCTGCTGCTGTATTTTCAGGGCAGAACGCTGTTAACGAAGAGAGCATGAATTGGTTCAAAGATGAGACTGACTTCGAAACTTTCTTCATTAATATTACCAAACAACGTCGCAGTGATTCACCTATCTTCCAAACATGTGACCCGCTCGATGATGATGTAATGCAGCAATTTGCACAGTGGATTCAACAATGCCTAGACAATCACTGACAGTTCGATGATACTCTGGGGGCAGTGATTTGCCCCCTTAAATGTTATCGGCGGCGGGCCGAGCGACCCCAAAAAAGTACCGTCTTTTCAGTCTACAAACGTTTCCCAGCGCCTTCGATATATTAGAGGAAATAAATAATAATGAAACCATCGAAAATAAAAAAATCGCCGGGGTAAAAAATGGATAAAAAGGTTGAGCATAAGATTAGGTATCAAACACCTGACGGTGCATTACGAGAGGAGATGTTTGATAATTTCAATGAATTTGCGGATCGTATTGAAGATGCTGCTCGGGACACTGCGATCAATCAAACATTGCAGGTAGAGACAATGTATGATAATATTCAGAAACGTGAGAAGGTAAGTATTGATGGACAAGAATTCGGAACGCTTACAGAAGCTTGAGGAGCGTATTGAGAGATTAGAGAATATGTTAAGGGGGTTAGAGTTAATGTATCGACCTCCTGGGGCATTAGAGCATTGTAATGTAACTGTATATTTGGATGAAGTGGAGAGTCGTTTAAAGTTATTAGAGAGTCGTCATGGCAATATTAACAGTTGATGGTATTCAGGTAGGACCGTATCCATTACCAACGACTGCATTAAGGAGTCCATTACCTAATATTGAGAGTGCGACGATTGAATTAAAACCGAAACCATTAATACCTGATGAGGAAGCAAAGAAACCAGAGAATCAGGGTGAACCGAAGTATATCAAACCATATCAAGTATTTGAGTTATTGATTAGTGCGACACCAACTGATCCAAGTGATGTAATTAATAATATTAATATTGTAGGACCAAAGAAGTGTATATTAGAGGAACCTATAGTTGATATATTCTCTGACTTTTGGGAGCGAAGTGGTGGTGAAGGGTATGAAGTACCTATAAGTCCATTATGGGATAGTTTTGGTAGTGTATTAGAACCATTTATTGTAGTAACACCTGGATTAGCGGGAGCACCTGCGAAGATTAGTGGATATTATAGTGAGCGTAATTTTTATGATCGTGAATGGATAATAGAGTATGCAGATGTAAAAGCAAAATTAAGTGGTGATAGTATTACGTATACGTATGGACCAATAGATGAAATCTTTGGACCTAATGGTATTAAGGTAGGAGCACCATGGAATCCACAGACATGGTATCCATTAAGTCCAGATGCAGCGAAGCAATTAGATAGTTATAAACTAGAGAGATTTATTGAGTTATGTAGTGGTGTATCAGGATATCAACCAAGTGATATTAAGAAGTTAAGATTTTTCTATGATATTATTATTAATGGTGATACGATTATACCATGTCATATGACAGTAGAGAATGATAATAATTTTGCGGAGGAAAGATTAAAGTATGCAATAAATATCGAGAAGCAAGGATTTAATTTATTGGATCTATTATGAGTAATAAACCAGCGGTATATGGAGCGCAGGACCGTACTACAGGGCATGGTGGATTTCCTCCTGTAGGGTATCAAGTACCTGGTGTTGGATGTAGTCCGAATGTGTTTATTGGTGGAAAGAATGTACATCGAGTAGGGGATCAGACTTTACCACATTTTCAAACAGCACCAATACCAGGTGCTGATTTACATTTTGATACGATTAGTACAGGATCAGCGACTGTATTTGTAAATAATGCACCGATGGCAATTATTGGTCAAAGTGAATTAACAAGTCCATATGGACCAGCAGGAGTTGTATCTAGTATCGGTGGAGAGGGAGTCATTCTAGGAGGGGGTTGACAAGATCCGAGGTATCGGTTATAATGATTGGGTACTGAAGAGGAAAACAATGGCAAAACGTCCAAGTCTTACAGGTGGTCAACATATTGAGTCCAAACCAAAGAAAACTCGACAAGGTTCAGGGCAACATACGAAATATGCTGCAACATCCCGTAATGGGGCAAGGAAGCGTTATCGTGGTCAAGGTCGGTAAGCATCGTTTAGACCCCTCTATGGGGTCTTTTTTTATGCCTTGGTGTCATGGGGCATATAAATCATTGAAACGTCTTGTAGGGGCATATAGAGGGGGTAAAAAAATTTAAAAAACGCTCTGAACTAGGACTATAAATAATATGGATCAGGGTATCGATGAATTGTGCCGGAACGTTTTCAGACATTTAAAGATTTGAATACATCATTTGCGGTGCATCCGATTACTGGTGACTTATCAGTTTTAAAGGATGATAATGCAATTAAACAAGCGGTTATAAATTTATTATTAACTGATAAGGGTGAGAGATTATTTGAACCACAGATCGGATCAAATATTCGACGTTTATTATTTGATATTTTAGATTTTGGTACTGCTGCATTAGTACAGAATGAAATCAAGCAATGTTTACGTGATTATGAACCACGTATTCGAGTTGATAGTGTCATTGCAACACCAAATTTTGATGAGAATGGATTTGATGTCACATTAGCATTTACTATTATTGGAAGGGATGATGATCCTGTAGCAGTAGAATTTTTTCTAGAGAGAACTCGATAAATGCCTTATACACAAGTTTCAAATTTAGATTACGGTGATATCAAGACAGTTCTCAAAGAATATTTGAGAGCACAGAGTGATTTTACTGATTATGACTTTGAAGGTAGTACGTGGTCAGTTTTACTGGATACGTTAGCATATAACACGTATTACACTGCATTTAACACAAATCTAGTTGTAAACGAGTTATTTTTAGATTCAGCATCATTAAGAGATAATGTTGTTGCGATTGCGAAGCAACTAGGATATACACCAAAGTCAATTACTGCTCCGCAGGCATTTGTCTCATTTAACAATACATTTACTGGAACTGCACCGAATGTAGCGTATTTCCGTGCTGGTTCTGCATTTACGACAATTTTTGACAATACATTATATCAATACACTCTAGTTGATGATTATAGCACTCCTGTTGTGAACGGAGTTGCGACATTTACAGATATTCCGATCTTTGAAGGATCATATCTGAAGCAGTCATATACGATCAATACGGCATTAAAGAATCAAAGATTTGTATTAAACAACACAAATATTGATACGAGTAGTATTCGTGTTAAGGTATACGTATCTCAATCAGCATCTGCGTATACTGTATACGAAAGGGCGGAAAATATTTTAGATTTAAATTCTACATCTTTTGCATACTATCTAAATGAGATTGAAGATGAGAACTACGAGATCTTTTTTGGCGATGGTGTTATTGGTAATGCGCTAGAGAACGGAAACTTTATTGAAGTATCGTATCTTGTAACGAATGGACCAGCAACGAATGGTGCCAAGACATTTGTCTTCAATGGTCTTGTAAATGATGTTGATGAGAATGTATATCCAGCAAACATCACAATTATTGATGTTGAACCTGCAACTGGTGGTGAAGACATTGAAACAATTGATAAGATTAAGTTTAATGCACCAAAATTCTTTGGAACACAGAATCGTGCTGTAACTGCTGATGATTATGCAGCAATCGTAAGAAATATCTATCCTTCAGTATCAGATATTATTGTATATGGTGGAGAGGAAGCAGAACCACCTGATTATGGTACGGTGAAGTTAGTTATCAAACCAGAGAACACTGCATTTATTTCTGGTTTAGTGAAGAAGCAAATTTTAGATGAATTGAAGTCATATAATGTTGCATCAGTAAGACCAGAGATTTTAGATCCTTCAATTTTGTATATTGAATTGAATACATCTGTATATTTTGATCGTATTAAGACAGCAGAGAGTCGTGCCCAAATTACGAACAAAGTGATTCAAGCAATTGAAGATTATACAAAAGAATCCAATACTGAAAAGTTTAATGGTAAGTTTAGGTATAGTAAATATGTTGCTGTTACTGATGCGGTAGATCGTTCGATCAATTCTACCACAATGGAAGTAACATTAAGGAAAGATTTCTTCCCACAGATCAATTCTACATTTTCATATGAGATTTGTTTCAAGAATGAATTCAGAAAACCATGTGATAATATTATTGTTCAATCCACTGGTTTTGTTGTTACAGAATACCCTTCAAATACTGTATTTTTAAAAGATCAGGAAGGTAAAATGGTCCTATATACTATTGATACTGCATCTTCTAGTGAAGTTATTCTTAATGATAATGTAGGAAGTGTAGATTATGTGAAAGGCGAAGTCATGTTGGACAATCTAACTATCATTAAAGGTAGTTTAGGTGATAACACGATTCAGTTAAGGGCACAACCAAAAAATGATGATGTGAATGCAGTTAGGGAACTGTATCTAGATGTTGATATCACAAACAGTCAATTTAATGCTTATCCAGAGTAAATTAAATGCCAACAAAGAATAGAAATATATCTCATTTAATTGAGAATCAACTACCTGGATTTATTGCTGATCAATATGAAGATTTCTCTATTTTTATCGAGAAATATTATCAGCAGTTAGAGCTTACTGGTCAACCACTGGATATTATTTCAAATATCACGAAATACCGTGATATTAATTATTATGAGAAAAATTTACTACAGCAGAAGACACAATTAGATGGTAATGTATTGTCAAGTGACACTACGATTACTGTAGATGATGCCACTTCATTTCCAGAAAGGGGTGGATATATTCGAATCAATGATGAGATTTGTTTTTATAAGGAAAGAACAGATACTGAATTTCTAGAAGTCAGTCGAGGTGTGAGTGGAAATAACTCCCTCGGTGATTTGTATAATTCGTCTGAATTTGTAACTACATTAGCAGCAAATCATAATAATGATACTGATGTATACAATATTAGTAATCTATTTTTGTATGCATTTGTAAGAAGTTTTGAAAATCAATATCTAGCATCATTTCCAGAAAAATATCTTAAGGACGATGTAGATAAGCGTATTCTGATTAAGAATATCACTGATTTTTATCGTGCGAAGGGAACCGAGAAATCAATCCAGTTTCTTTTCAATACTATTGTTGCAAAAGATCCTAATGATGTCCCTACAGTACTTGCACCAAGAGATTTTACTCTTAAGGCATCAACATCTGATTGGATTACAAAATATGTCTTAAAAGTTAAAGTACTTCTTGGCGATCCTGAAAAGTTAATTGGAAATTTCATCACTCAAGAGTCTGAAGGTAAATTTGCTTCTGCTGTAGTTGATGATGTATCAAAATCTGGTGTTGATGGGTTTTATGAGATTGTACTCAATCCTTCTTCTATAAATGGTACATTTAATGTTGCTTCTCGCACTCAATTAAGAAATACCATCGATGGTACTGATGTAGAGGGAGATCGTATTGATGTATTCTCTACTCAAGGATGGAATGGCAATTCTGTTCTTATTGATAATGAGATTATCAATTTTACCGACAAAAACGTAAATCAATTTGTAATTGGATCTCGTAGTAATCCAAATGCGATTCATAGTTCTGGAACTGATGTATACAGTGCAGATTATATCAGTGATGTATATGATGGCCAGGAAGTTAGATTTTTAACTTTAGGTGTATTATACAACCTAAATCCACAGGTTGCTGCTCCTTATTCAGAAAATGGAGATTTAATTGATATTGAAGACGGCGGGGTAGTATCGAATCACCCTGCAGGTGAATCTGGTAGGTGGTTTTTGAATACTGACTTCAGAAAAGCATTTTCTTTGTTAAATCCAGCAGCAAGTGCAGTTATTGATGATTTAAATGCTGATGTATCTGCAATTTATGAAGATGATCAGTATTTCTACATTTGTTCATCTGGTTATCCATATCATAGTATTCTTGAAGTTGGATCTAGCACGGATTTACAGGATAACAAAAATCTTAAATTAATTAGGAAATTTCCAACAGGTATTATTGAAGTATATCCAACTTCAAACAATGATGTTGGTATTTTAGCAGATGGTTCACTACTTTATAGTTACAAGGATAAAGATGAGGTTATCTATGGTAATATAAAAAAATATAATGTAATTAGTAAAGGAAATGGATATAAAGTACCTCCTTTTGTTCTTGTTAATAATCAACCGTATAAAGCAAGAGCATTCTTGAATGGAGAGACTGTATCATCTATTGAGACAATTGAGAATGATGTTTATACATCTAATCCTGACATTACAATTACTTCTGGTCGTGGAGCACAACTGAAGGGTATTGTTACTGCTGGTGAAATTACAAGTATTGAAGTATTAGATACTGGCGAATATTACTCTTCAGCACCTACAATTCAAATTATTGATTTATCTGGTAAGGGTAATTTTGCAGAATATCGTGCAAACGTCAATGCGCTTGGAGAACTAGTAAGTTGCACAAAAATTAATGGTGGTCGTCTTTATAGTAGAGAAAATTTACTTATCACAGTAATTCCAGAAGGATCGGGTGCTACAGCATCTGCATCAGTTCGTAAGTGGGTAAAAGATAGGTATAATGTAAATTTTGCTGATCTTGATGATAATTATGGTACAGTTATCAATAATGGATATGGGGTTATTGCAAATCCAAGGCAATTAAGATTACGTTTATCTGATAATATCAATTCTGGTCTACAGGAAAATCCAGGAACCAAAACACACTCTCCTATACTTGGATTTGCGTATGATGGTTTCCCGATCTACGGTCCATATGGATATTCTGATCCCGGCGATGCTGATTCTGTTGTATCTAGAATTGGTAGTAGTTATCAACTCAAGGGGGCACGTCCAGACGGTCCTAGCACGACGACATACCCTCTAGGAACGTTTATTGATGACTATGAGTGGATTCCTTCGATCAACACCGGCAAGACGTTACTAGACGCCAATAATGGTCGTTTCTGTGTCACTCCAGAGTACCCAGAAGGTGTGTATGCTTACTTCATTACTGTTGATGCAATTGGAACTCCAGTGTTTCCATATAACGTTGGATTTAATTTCTATGGTCTTCCAGTAGAATCTAATTACATATCTCCAATTTCTCAAGATGATTTGCCTTCAAATGTCAAGAGATTATATCAATCTGACTTTTTCAAGAATGGTAAAAATTCTGTCGTAAAAATTAATGAAGTTAAGTCTGGTTTTGTTAATTCAGCAGTAGTTAAAGGAGATCTAGAAAATTTCTCTCCACAAAATCCAATTGTAGTTGATAACACTAATACATCTGGATCATTTCTAGATGCTGTTGTAGGCGAGGTCAATGGCAAGGAAGTTATAGATCTAGAGTCCGAGCAATCAAAAGCAGTTATACTTTCAACGAAAGAAAGTGCTTATTTCTTTGAAAACAGCACAGTTTTCCAAGGTACAGGTGGTGTTCTGTCTCAAGTTCTTACCGGAACTGTAATTATTAACAATCCAACATTTTCAGATTCACCTGATGTTAGAGTTGCTGGCGATTTGCAAGTTAATCCTGCAATTGATTATAGCGTTATCCAAACATTAGAAACTGATCTAGTTCAAGGTGTTGTCATTGGTGATGTAGAGGATGATAATAGAGTTGTAGTGAGAGCAGTTAATGGTACATTCTCTAAAGATCTACCTATTTCAGCAACTATTGAAGCAGTATCGTTAACGTTAGATGCTTCTGCTTCTTATACTCAAGGTGCAATTTTAACGTATAGGGAAAAGACCACGAAAGAAGTTTTAGCTACTGGTCAAGTTTTAAATGAAACCAATTTACAAAATTCAGTAAGAGTTAAAGTATTAACTGGAGAATTCTTTATTTCCGATAATTATGAAATTAAGAGTTCTGTCTTTGGAGACACTTCTAGTAGAAATATTGTTACTATTGGTCAGTTAAGTGCTGGTCTTACTGTAACCGACATCAATGATAGTATTGCTATTTTAAGAACCGATGAGGACCATCAGGTGCTGCCTGGTGATTTTGTTACTGTTGATGTAAGACCAGATGATGCAGTAACTGAAACTAATTACCAAGTAAGAAAGAGAAAATTCCAAAAAATTGTCCTTCAAGATCAAAAGTATGATGATTTTATTGATGATAGTGGTATTGGTCGTGGTGAAATTTTAACCACGGGTTCTGATTATCTTTCTGGAGAATATACTGATGTAGAAATTATTTTCCAAGATCAAACTAAAACTAGAGAAAATATTGGTGCATTGGGAGATATTAACAATGCAAAGGCAACAATTACTGTATCACAAGCGGGTGGTGGATATGGCGGTATTGTAGATGTTGTTATTACTGATAAAGGTACAGATTACAAAATTGGTGATGTACTAACTATCGATCCCGCAGCAATTGATAGATTGCCAGGAAGCACCGCAACTCAACTATTTTCCTTTGTTGTAGTACATGCTGGGTTTGGATTTCAAAATACTGTATTAAAAGTTAGAAATACAGTCAACAATATTTGCGAAGGTGATTACATCCAAATTGGCGAAGAAATTCTTCTTGTTAATGATAGTGATGTACCAAATAACATTCTATTTGTAACTAGAGGACAAAAAGGAACTAGAGCAATTGATCATTATGATGGTCAGTCAATTTCACTTGAATCTTATGAGTATAGATTTGCATTAGACACCAGAGTGTTTGAGGCAAACCTGAACAGTCCAAAAATTATTTCTTATAATCAAGAAACAAGAGAAATGTTGATTGGGTGGTTGTATGACTATCCAAATGAACCAGAAATTGTCATATCATCTATTCTTTCCGACAGAAGTAACCCATCAAAGTATATTGATGTTGAATCAGTAGAAGATCCCAAATTTGTACTTGAGTTTATTGATTCTGAAGGTAATTTCTTTGTAAATCCAGTTATTAATATTCAAAAACTATATCTGTACACTTTTGATACAAGTCATCCATCGATGACAAATACATTCCTAGATTTCTCCCCAAGTATCAATTTAAATCTATTTACTGCGGAAAAGGTTGTCAATCCTATTTCACCAGGAACTCCTGGTGCTTCTGTAAGTCTAAAGATTGGTTTTGGTCCTGCTGTCGCAGATAATGACCTTTCAACTGTAATTGATCCTAGATTTGGTAATTACTATTACTTTATTCAAGCAGGTGATGATGTAGATACATCTGAATCTTTCTTAAGAATTATTGAAGATCCTCTTGTTGGAAGAAAACAAGTTATCTTCACTACACCAGAAGAAATTGTTTATAACGTAGACGATACTCCTCAATATGACGGATCGGGTACTATTACATACACCACAAGTGCTAAAAATGCTATTGGATCTATTGCCAAAGTAGATATTATCAATACTGGTAAAAATTACAAAAAAATTCCTTTAGCATCTGGGGTTCTACCTACAAAATCTTACAGAGCAAAAGTTAAACCATCTATCAATACAAACGGCGAAATTATTGCTATTGGCATTGAAGAAGGTGGATCTTTTGTAAATCCAGTAGCAATCATATCGGATGAGACTGGTTCTGGTGCTGTACTAGAATGTGTGCTTGTTAATAACAGTCTATCATTTGTTCGTATCCTTAATCGGGGATCTGGATACACTGATCCAACTATTGAAATTTATGAGTATGACACAAAAATTTATTTTGGATCTAATAATATAGGTCTTCCATCATCGGTTACTGTAGAATCTACTGGAAGATTTTATTCTAGTGACAAAACTACTTTACCACAATTTAAATCAAATACAACTCTTGTAATTGATTTTGATACTACTCCAAGATTTATGAAGGGTGAAACTGTATCGCAAGGTTCAGTTACAGCAAGAGTAGAAGAATATAGACCAGGTACTAACTTACTAAAACTTTCTAATGTTACAGGACCAATTGAGTCTGGTCAACCACTGGTGGGTTCATTCTCCACGGTAACTGTTGTTTCATCTTTTGTTTCAATATTTGATTCTGTCATTAACTCTTACTTTGACAATATTGGGTTCTTCAATTCAGAAAAAGGTATTTTAAGTTCAGAATCTAATCGTTTAGCAGATAATTTTTACTATCAAGACTATTCATATAGTATTAGATCTAGAACTCCTATTAATGTATGGAGAGATCTAATTCTTGATACATTACATCCTGCAGGATTTAAATTATTTGGTGAAGTTTTAATTGATGGTGGTGGATCTGCAGAAATGCCTAATGAGGCACCAGTTGCACAATCAATTACTTCATTCTCATTGAAGGCAACAATTGAACCATCACATACTACCACAACTAGACTCACTCAATCAGTCTTTAGATGTACTGATACGAATGTGAGACCTGGACTTGGACAAATCTTTGTCGATCCTAATGGCGGTTTAGAAACTATTACCTTTGATGTTACTTTACAGGAAGACTTTGATGGTGTATTAGATCTAGGAAGTAATCGTGTTGGAACTGATACATTTACATTAAGATCACAAGGATCAGCATATGCTCCACCAAGTGAAGAGACTTTAATTGTAACTCTAGATGGTATTATTCAGGAACCACAGGAATCCTATGTTATTTCTGGTAATAGTATCATATTCTCGGAACCTCCTTTTGGAGAGAGGTTGGCAGAGGGTCAGGAAGTTCCTGCCCAAAAATTCTATTGTAGATCGCTCAAGTTTAAAGATCCTGCATTAACGCAGCAATATTTTAGAAAATTTGAAGACATCTCGGATAATTTTGATGGTGTCACCACAGAGTTTGATTTGTTTGAAATTGGTGGTGGTATTGTAAAAACTGAACCTAAAGAGAATCTATTCGTAGTTCTCGACGGGGTTGTTCAAATTTCAGGTAGATCTTACACAATTACCCGTTCTACTGATCCTGGTATTACTGATAAAATTGTATTCTCCGAACCTCCTATCAATCATGGTGAAAGGTATGAGGGTGTTGACGAAGGAGACAACGAATCCAAGTCATCTTGCTATATTACTAGTATTGGACAATATTTGGTAGTTACTACAGATTCTTATCTAGTCGATATTAGTCAAAAAGGACCATATCCTTTATATCTTGATGGAGATCAGAAGACTCCATTTGTTGCTTATAACCCATCAAATGCTTTGGTGTTTGTTGATGGGATTCTCCAAGTTCCAGATGCATCTTATGAAATACTTGGTAATCAAATAACATTTACCGAAAATCTTTCTAATTACAAAGGTGTTGGTGGTAGAGAAAGCGTTAATCCTAGCATTGATATTATCTATTTCATTGGTTCTGCTTTTGAATCTGAATTTACACTGTTTAATTACGAACCTTCTGGGTTCTATGCTCCTGTTAAGTTCTTGTTAGACGGTACATATGATAATCTTACAGAACTAGCAGACTTTATTAACGGTAATTCTGCTTCTGAATTTATTGTATATCAAAATGGTAATGCTATTTTGAAGGTGGATGATGGTGGATTCCAGGCAGATGGTACATTTGTTGCATTCAATGGTTTGACAAGTGCATATCAAGACGTTGATGGATCTGATGTTGTTTTAATTGGTAGAGATCCTTTAATAATTGGACCTGATGAAGTTCAGTTTACTTTAACTGGGACATACACATCATCACTATTACATTATAGTGATTCAAATGACTTTAGATTCCTGAAAGGATATGGTGATGGTAGTGATATATCTGCAAGATCTATCAAAGAAAGATATTTTAATAGAAGAAGACATATTCAAGATTTGCTTCCTGGTGATGAAATTTTAATCGATGGCGAAGATGAGTATAGAAAGGTTATTGATGTAGATAACACTCCACAAGTTACTCAATATAATTCAGGAAATTCATTCCTCGCTAACTTCTATGGTACTAGTGCGTTATCAAACTATAACAAGTATTCCCGTGGTACTCCAATTGCGATTGACGTAGAAATTGATATTGATGGTAAAATTACATCATTAAATTGGAATAGATTTGATATTGCTCAATTAAATGATACTGGTCTTACTGGTACAGGTGCATCTGGTTATCAAGATGGTCCTCCTATTATTCAATTTGTCCCAGCAACACCTGCAGGTGGTGGAGCAGAGGCAAAAGCAATTGTTGATGGTAAAGGGTTTGTAATTGATATTGAATTAGTGAATCCTGGATTTGGATATGAAGTACCACCAAAAGTATTTGCAACTCGTAGGTATAGAGTAAAAAGAGAGCATAATAGAACACTATCTCACACCTCTCAATTAAATCTAGAAGTTACAAAAGTTGGATCTATTTTACAATCTGTTACTGAAATTGTTCTGATTCCTGGTCCTGGTGCTCAAGCATCTATCTTCTCTATTTTCTCTGTTGGGGATCAACTCTCATCTGATCTACAAGGTCTAACATTATTCCAGGAGGTTACTACCGATCCAGTAACAATTGCTGAAGAAAGGGTTGAAGTTGTAAGATTTGTACCTACATTTGATAATACTATTGATTCTATTACAAGTGTACAAAATCAAGTTACACTATCGGTTGGATTTGAAGGTATTCGCGGTATTGTTACTGTACAAGATACTGATGCAGAAATTAATCTACAAATTCAATCTGCAACACGTACACCAGTAATTAATGCTACTAGTGGATCTACTAGAGGAACGTTCCTTGATGCTCCATTCAGTGAAACTGATACAGTTCTTTATGTATTCAATACTGCTGAATTCCCAGAATCCGGTAAGTTACTTATTAATCGTGAACGTTTATCATACAGCAGAAAATTATCTGATAAATTTATTGTTGACGAAAGAGGTGTTGATGGTACATTAGTACAAGCACATGCTCCTGGTGATCTTGTTCTTGAGTCACCAGATTCAGTAATTATTGCACAATCTGCTGCTGCCAAGTTTATTGAGTCTAGTTCTTCTGTAACACAAGTAACTGCTTTTGAGGGTACATTAACTCCTTCTATTGAGGTACAAAGACAAATTGTAAGTACTGGTTTAACTATTGAACCATCTCCAATTCAATTAGATCTGATTATAGAACCAAATGTAGTTAGTACTACAAATTTAGAAAGATCTATCGAAGTTGCATCTCAAGTTAATCTTGAAGGGGCAGTATCAGTATTAAGTGTCGATAAAGAAATCTCTGTAAGACTAGAAAGTGTTTCTGAACAAAATTCATTGTCAATTGAATCATCTCCAATTCAATTAGATCTGATTATAGAACCAAATGTAGTTAGCACACCAGATTTAGAAAGATCTATTGAAGTTGCATCTCAAGTTAATCTTGAAGGATTGGCATCAGTATTAAGTGCCGATAGAGAGATATTTGTAGGACTAGAAAGTATTTCTGAACAGCATTCATTGTCAGCAGATGTTGAGATTGAATTAGATATTGAAGTTGATCAAGTAGCAGAACTGTCTAATATTTCTAGACAAATTATTACCTTCTTACCAGCATCTACTGCTATTAGTGGAGAATCCCTCAATATTATTTCTAGTGTATCTGCAGTCGATGTTAAGATTGAACAACCAAAGGATGCTATCATCAGCGTATCTATTATTTCCACACAAGATGTTGCTATTAGCGATGAAATATTAGTACAAACTGAAGTAGAAGGTGGTAATGTATCTCCTGTAGATACTGCTTATGAAGTTATCAGAAACGTAGAGGCAGTTTCTGAAGGTCAACTTGATACTATTAGATCTGGTTACGATTTAATCGTTGGAATTCAAACAGTTTCTTCTACTTCTATTAGTACTATTGATACCGAAAGGCAAGTAACTAATACTGTTAATATTACTCAAAATGCAGAAGTTGTTGGTGATATAGTTAAGGAAATTTTAGTACAACCAAAATTTGAAGAAACAAAGGTTGAAAACAAGATTGTTTCTGAAAGATCTCAAGTTGATGTTGGTGTTCATTCTCCAGCACCAAGTACATTTGTTGTAACACAATCTAATGTAGAATTTGATCTATCAGCAACTATCCAAAGACCTATTGATTTGGGTGATAACAGTGTAGAAAAGCAGATTACAGTATTTGCTTCTGATGCAATTGAAAAAGTTGAATCTATTGCACCTGTCGTTCGTTCTGAACCTGTTCAAATTAATATAGGTGTTGAACCAGACGCAATTAGATCTACAGTTTCTTCTACAACATCTAGTTTCATAATTAACACTGCTGCACCAGCACCAATTGATACTTTAGTTGCTCTGCCATTTAGAGCAGATGGTATTAAGGCGCATCAATTTACTAGTATTGTTCCAGTTCCAGTAATATTAATTGGTGATCAAGGAAATCCACAAACAGTTATTAGTTCTATTATATCACCTGGAGTTAATAATGTAGAATCTCTATCTACGTTAGCAAATTCTGGTATTGCATCTAATAGTAACGAAGTTAATAGAATTGTTTCTACTGGTGCAATTGATTATTTTGCTGAATATGTGGTATTGAATGACTTTATTGTTACTAGAGACTCTGGTAGTGTGGCGCTAGCATCACCTTATAATCAGGTGGATACTAGAGATAGCGGTTCTATACTTGCATCCAACAAGGGTGATCTTGAAGTTAAGAGAACGAATAGAGACTTTAGAGATAAGTATAGTTTAATTAACGTTGGATTCAATAAGCAAATATTTGAAAATCTAGCATTTATCGATGCTGGTTCTTCTGATGTAGAACTCACACTTGAGAATTTAGAAGATTCTTGGTCTTATCTGACTGTAGAGGACTTTAGTGAAAGGGGTCAATCTTCTTACACTGGAACTGGAGACTTCTTTAATTCTTCTGGTATTCTATCGATTAGTAACATTGGTACAGTCTTAAGTGCAAATGTATTGGTAGGGGATACAACTATTACAGTTGCTTCTAGTACTGCTAATTTCCCTGACTCTGGATTCTTACTAGTTAATACAGAAATTATTTTCTATGATACCAAGGGTGCAAATACATTCGAAAATCTAACAAGAGGAGCACAGAATACAACAGCAGCACCACATACTTCTGGTGATATTGTTATGTTCTTTGCAAAGGACTAATTTTGGACTTATAAATAAAGGGGAAATCAACATTTTCTAAACGGAGAATACCCTAATGTCCACAAGCCCAGCTTTAATTTCTGATAAGTTCAGAATTTTTAACGCCGAGCAATTCCTCGAATCAATCGGGGAACCCGGCGATGAACTCTACTTCTTTGTTGGTAGATCAACCCCTTGGTATACATTTGTAGAAGTTACTGATAAGGAAGGAACTTTTGCAGTTGGTGACACTATTTCTGGTGGTGGTTGGTCCGCAGAACTAGTTCTAGAAAACACAACAAATTTAATTGTACAGAACGTTGTTGATCCTGGCGTTGCACCTGCAGCAGGTACAGTCCTCACAGCAACTTCTGGTGGTACTGCTACTGCGCTAACATATCGTTATGCAACTGACGAACTTCCTCCAAAGGCAATTGATAACCTTGAGGAATCATATGATGTATATGACCAGATTATTGCTGCTAAAAAAATTGATAGCACCTATGCAAGAGCAGTTGTAAGACGTTGGAATTGGAATACAATTCTAAATCCACAATTCGATATGTGGAAACCTGACTACTTTGCAGATAACTCTCCCTCTGTAATTGGTAGATCTGATGCCACTGGTTCTGGCAAGTACTATGTAATGAATAATGAGTATGAGGTATTCCTATGCCTCTATAATGGAGAGGATGCAACCCAAGCAGCTGCTGCAGCATCAGAAGAACCATCTACTAATGGTGGTAACTATAATGCTGCAGATGGTACTTATACAGGTGCTGATGGTTATATTTGGAAATATGCATACACAATTTCAACAAATGACGTTCTGAAGTTCCTATCTTCGGACTTCCTTCCTGTTAGTGCATATGCAGGTCCTGCTGTTGTTGATGGTGCAGTTGAAGTTGTAGTCGATCAAGGTGTTGGTGGTGCTGCATCTACAATTACCTTCGGTTCTGACATCGGTCAAACCACAGTTTATGCACCTATTCGTGGTGATGGATCTGGTGCTGTTGCAGAAATTACTCTGTCTGCTTCTACTGGTACAGCTAACATCACAGGAGTTCATACAAATTCTGCACTAGGATCAGGTAATGGATTAAAAGGTACTGGATACACCTTTGGTACTATTGCACTAGAGAATGGTTCTGGTGCTGCTGGATTTGAATCTGGTCTTTATACCGATAACACACTGGCAACTCCAATTGCAGCAGTTACTGGTGCTAATAATGGTCTAGTCCCCATCATCTCACCTAAAGGTGGTCATGGCGCTGATCTAAATGAGCAACTAAATGCCAAGCGCATTATGACTAATATTCGTCTAACATATGACGAAGGTGCTGGTGACTTCCCTGTAGATAACGATTTCCGTAGAATCGGTCTTATCAAGAACCCAACTGTCGCTGACAGTGGTACTTCTCCTCTTCTCGATGAGACAACTGTAACTGGTCTTACTACTCTTGCTATTGCACGTAGTGGTGCTAGTGCTGCATTGAACTTCAATGTTGACACAGAGATTCAGCAAGTTACTGCTGATGGTGTCGCTAGAGGAACCGTTGTTTCTGCAACTATTGACTCTAATGATACTAATAGACTATTCGTTAAACTTTATCAGTCTCCAAA